AACTGTTGGTGGAGTTCCACAAGGAGATGGTGGATATGAAACTATGGGTGGTGGAGTCTTTGATAGTAGTAAAATAAATCAAATTTTGGCAAGAGAAACTGGTTTTGGAGATACGGAATCCGTAAAGGAAAAGAAACGAGAAATAGCAGCAGTAGATACTATCAAGAAAGCTGGTGTTTCAGTTGACCAAGTTCCTGACCATGTAACAAATGCATTAACTAAAGATTATTCTAAGGTAATGAAAGCTATTGACCAGAAAAAGGGTGGAACGAACTATCGTCCATAAGAGGTGAGTAATGGCATTAGATAAAAATTTTTTAAAGTATAAACTTGAGAGAATTAAAAATAAAAGGATTTTTAAAGACCAAGATAGTGAAACTAAAAAACAGATAAGAAAGGATAATGCTAAATTAGCTGCAGAAGAAGCAGATGCAATACATTCTTATTTGACTGGTGAGGATGAAATAGATGCACTTGATAATAAGTCTTATTTAGAAAATAGATTACCTGGTAGTTTATTCCTAAACCCACAGATGGTTAGAGTTGGTAGGAGAATGGAATGGCAAGGTAATTTAAATGTCAGAGAAGTTCAGACTAATCCTAAAACTAAAAGGTCAAAATTATCACAATTACTGAAAAAATTTAAAACGGTAGCAAATGCAAATATTGATGAAGCTAAAAAAGTACTGGCAGTAAAAAGAATATTTGATAAGTTGAATATTATTCTTGGTACTGAATCAATTAAGTTTGATGGTGACTTAGAAGTAAATGGTAATATAAAATATTTAGGAACAATACATAAGGATGGTGTAGATCCTGAACAGAGTTTTCGATTAGGACCTAATGGATATACTTATTTACCGAATGGTATATTAATACAATGGGGAGTGGATACAAGAAATTCTGATCAAGCTTATGTAATTGAATTCCCAATTGCATTTCCAAATGGATGTTTTTCTGTTACAGTAAATAGACAAGCTGGTAATGACGATGGTGATAATAAAATTTGGGCAGTAACAGCAACAGGAATTACTTCAACTGGATTTACTATTGATAGGCATGATGATATTAGTGGTGAACAAACAATAAACTATATGGCAATAGGAAACTAAGGAGAATATAAGTGGGAGCAAGAGAGAAAGATTTAAATCCAGATATTCATATTGGATTAAAACTTCCATTGGGATATTCTACTACTGGATATTTTAAACAAACTAAAACTACACTTCAACAGGCAAAATATAATATTATAAATTTATTACAAACTATTCCTGGTGAAAGACTTGGACAGCCCACATTTGGTTCAACTTTACATACGATGTTATTTGAACCTATGAATGAGGAGTTCGGTGAAAGAATAGAAGATGAAATTAGAGATTCTTTATCAACTTGGTTGCCATATATAAATATTAAAAAGATAACAATTGATTTTCCAGATACAAATATAAACCAAGTTGATATATCACTCACTTTTGGATTATCATTCGAACCTGATAGATTCGAATCAGTATCGGTGAGTTTTGACCAATTCGAATCGGCTATTAATCAATAAGGGAGAAAAAAATGGCTACAAAGGGAATAAGAAAAGATGTAAAATATTTAAACAAAGATTTTGCTTCTTTTAGAAATAGTTTAATAGAATTTGCCAAAACATACTTCCCAAATACATATAATGATTTTAATGAAGCAGACCCAGGTATGATGTTCATAGAAATGGCATCATATGTTGGTGATACTCTATCCTATTATATGGATGAACAATTTAAAGAAAGTATGTTAGCGTTTGCGGAAGAAAAGAAAACTATCTATGAAATTGCACAAGGATATGGATATAAACCAAGACAGGCATCAGCCGCATCAGTTATGCTTGATGTATTTCAAACAATACCTTCGGATCCTAATACTGTAGTAAATGGTAAAAGACAACCAAATGAAGATTATTGTATGACAATCCCAGCAGGAATGTTAGTAACATCTACCAATGGAACTGTTTTTAGAACAACAGGTAATGTAGTATTTAGGGATTCTGGTTCTATGAGTCCACGACAAGATGATATTTTTGAAGTTGATGACGATAGTAATATTACAAAATATTTATTAAAAAAACAAGTAGCCGCAGTAAGTGGAACAATTACTACTGATTATATTCAATTTGGAGCAGCTGAAAAATACAAAAGAGTTGTATTAGGAAATAGTCCTGTATTGGAAATAATTTCAGTAACCGATAGTGATGGTAATGAGTGGCACGAAGTTCCATTTCTTGCACAAGATACGGTATATGATGAGGTTGAAAACACTTCTAATAATTCTCCTGATTTGGTAGATGGTAGAAATTTTGCACCATTTCTTTTGAAACTTAAAAAGACATCTAAAAGATTTAAAACTTATATTAGACCAGATGGTAAAACAGAAATTAGATTTGGTTCTGGTGTAGCAGCGGGGGCAGATGAAGAAATAATTCCAAATCCAACTAATGTTGGTTCAAGTTTACCTGGAACACCAAGTTTCCTTGATACATCATTTGATCCAGCAAACTTTTTGAATACGGAAACTTATGGTCAATGTCCAACTAATACGACACTTACTATAAAATATTCTTTTGGTGGTGGAGTTGATGACAATGTAGCTTCAAATACGGTAAATAATATTACTTCACAATCCCCAACATTCGACCTTTCGGTTACATTGGATAGTAACATAAGAACTCAAACTGAAAATTCTATAGCAGCAACAAATCCACAACCAGCAACAGGAGGTAGTGGAGCAGAAACACTCGAAGATGTAAGAGTAAATGCCGCAGCATATTTTCAAGCACAAAGTAGAGCAGTAACAAAGGATGATTATATAACTCGTATTTATTCTTTACCGCCCAAATATGGTAATATATCAAAAGTTTATATGATACAAGATGAACAAGTGGCAGCAACTGGACAGAACGAAGCAGACCCTACATTCCAACCTAATCCATTAGCATTGAATATGTATTGTTTGGGATTTAATCAAGATAAAAAATTAGTTCCATTAAATGCCGCAGTAAAAGAAAATATAAAAACTTATTTATCTCAGTATAGAATGATGACAGACGCAGTTCAAATTAAAGATGCGTG